GAAAGGTACAAAGTCACATAGGACGTAAACTCCCTAACAAAACTACCAAATTTAACTATTTGGGTACTAAAATAGGATAACCATACTTGGTCATGCCAACAATTATTTGACTTAACACTGCAAAAATGCATTTTGCCATAATAACTATTGTAACTAACCGTTTTGGCGGGCGCCTTTCATTTTTTACTCAGCTAACCCAGAACTATCCACAAAACAAAGCGCAAATAATAAAAAACAAAAATATTTGCTAAACTAATAAGATATTTTAACTTCAGCTTTATCCATTAAAATAAATTTAACAATGAAAAAACCTCAACAATAAAGGCAATTAACAATAACATGATTTATTCATGCACATACTACTAATTATAAGGATAGTAGAAAATCCTAAACCCAATTAAGAAGTAATAGAACCATTAATTTGAGTTATAATTAAGTCAATATAAACAGTATTAGTAAGTGCTGCACTTAGCACAGCAAAATCTAATTCAGCAATTAAAGCACCAGGAGAATTAACAGCACATATTGCTGTAATCGTAGCTGGCTGAGTTGTACCATTTATACATTCAACCACAACCTGGAGACTACCATCACCACCAAAAATTTGCAGCAAATTACAATGAGCGGCACCACTAATAGAAATATTTGAACTAGCAGACCAGTTTGCACTGGGTGTTAAACATAAATTTATTAAAAATAATCCTTGCGTCACATTAGCCGGAAAAAGATAAACTCCAGCACTAGACATTGTACCACCAAGTTGATTACAGACATTGGCTGTACCTCCAAAATTACTCCAGAGTGCTGTACTAGCAGCAAGCACTTGTGTGATACGGAATTTATCGGTTAACAAGCCTAAACCCTGAGATATTGAATCCAAGGGTTTAAAGCATGCTATTTCATAAGTAATCCATAATTCACCAATTACCCCAGTAGTATTAGCTTGACCTTGGGTTGCAACTTGCAAATTAGCCCAATTATATAAACGTGGATCTTCCCCACTAGGAATACTACCTAACAAAACTTGTTTATGGGGAATAGTTGTTAACTTAGGATCACACTCTATAGCATGAAACATTGAATGATGCGGAGCACAAGAAACTGCATATTCATAGTTCTCCATTGAAACCTTATTAGCAAAATTAGGCTTACTAGGATTATACTCAGAGGCTATAACAACAGCACCAATAGCATTTTCACTAACAGCAGAAACTAATGGTTTGTACTCAACAATCATACCTAAAATTTGGTATTCTTCAAAAGCACCGGCTAAATTCGCAAGCCAATTAAAAAGTTTTATATTACCAGGATTTATCTGATAACTTGACAAAGAAAAAGTAATGGAAGGAGGAACATCTCCAACATATTCTCTATGACGGAAAATAAAAGCTTGACCCTTATTCGTAATTTCAGGAGGACTAGTCCCTGCTAACATAGTGTTTTTGTCAATATCCGAAGAATCAACATGCACACCAGCAGGCTCATAGTCACCTAAACCGATCCAGTTCAATGCTTTATCTGATAACCAATCACCTAATTTACTCCCAGCTTGACCCAATAAATCACCAAAGTAACCACCATGACCCTGCACAGGGCCAAAACCGGCTGAATGACTCATGGATTGTGCTAGTTTCTTCATATTAGGTCTCTTCTTCTTAAGATCTTTCTTAATTACTTTCTTTTCTTCTTTCTTTACAGCTTGTTTAATTGCTTTTTTAACAACCTTCTTTGCAGGTGTTGACATTTTTAATTAATAAATAAGTACCAAAAATAACTAACGCCAAACTTAACAATGACGCAAAAATGGAAAATATAGTTTTATAACTAATTTTCGAATAAATCTAAATATTTAAAAAGGCGGGCCCATAGGCCATATGAACCACTTTCAGCTGCACCTTCTTGGCCTAAATATAAATTTTCAAGCATGTAATCATTCATATTCATGCTGAGAATATCCTTCATCGTAAAAGGAATACCGTTATGATAAAAAGTCCCAACCAATTGATCTTTATAATTTTTAAATAAATAATCAATAAAACCACTAAGCACCTTTCGACACTCAATGTTAGGCCAGGATTCAATCCTTAATGCAAATGCACGTAATAATGACCACCTCATATCACGCTCTGTGGATTTATACAATAAAGAGCACAATATTCTATCCTTTTCTGGACAGGGCAAAATAACATTCTTAAAACTAACAAATTTATGAGATAGGAAGTCGCAATCAATAGGTAATCTTGCATCCCAAATTCCTTCACTGGGATTTGTGATTACACCAAGATTACTCCAAACCTCACAAATTGTCCTAGCATTAAACCAACTAACTAAGGCATCACTTGTAGAAAATGTATTATCATCACCATAAAGTAAAGCTTCAACATTTTCTTCAAAATGCTTTAAGGTTGGTTCAATGCCAAACCCTTGAGCTAGAATTATATAAGCATAAGCAAATAGACGATATAAACACAAGGTATTATCCACCACGGTGTTTGAACTACCAGATGGATTACCAGTCTCTTTTCGGACTAAGTCACCACTGTCTAACACAATAACAGAATTCACTATATTTTCATAAACATGATAAAGTCTAGCTTTAATACTAGACACTTTCCATTTTTCAGCTAAACAGTCCCACCGAAAATTTCTACAACCGTATAATAGTCTACGCAATAAAGAAGCATCAAAATTGGTTTCATCAAGAGCATATGCATTTTTAAACCGATTAAGTCTAGAATACATACGATCAAAACCACCATAATATTTAGAAGCACCAACTTCTGACCAACAATAGCCAGCTGAGTCATAAAACTTATTATTTTG